ACCTCCGAGAGTGGCAACTGGAACGCCTAGAAAAGGTCACCACAGCCCTCAGGGGGCGCGTACAGACCGAATATGAGGACACTGCGAACATCAAGGCGCTCGCTAAAAAAGCGGGCGTTACAAGGCGAACAATCTACGCCTGGCTTGGTCAGTAACTACTCGCAAGACTCGCAGATAGTGAGTTCCATCGGATCTACCGGCACGTCATAATCTGCCACACGCTCGACAGCGTCCAAGCGGGCCATTACTCGGGAACTTTGTTGTAAGTCAGCACCGAGGTGAGCAACGACATGACACCGGCAAGGGCAGCGACAGAACCAACCTGCGCCCAATCCACATTCACAATCCCTGCAGCACTCACACCGATAGTTGCGATTGCAACCTGGGCAACAGTTTTCACTGCACGCTCAGCGCTAAAAGCCCAATACTTGTTCCACTTATCCATCAGGGTTCTCCTCTTTCGATAGTTTTGTTTTGTCATCATACGCGGCCCCGAAAATGTATGAGGTGAGAATGAGGGACACTAACGCCACCCCACCTGTTACGAGGTCACCGGCTCCGAGCTTGTCCTGCCACACAGCCAGCACTGAGCTGACTATCATCCCTGCACCGATTGTGAAGGCCACGAAAATGTAGCGCCTGCGGATTGTCCACGAAGTTTTCATCGGGTCATCACCGCGATTAGGGGACTCACTATGGCTGCTAGGAAACCGAACCCACCGATGGCTTGCCACATCCTCATCTCCAGTTTACGGATTCGCGCCTCGTGATCGTCAATCTTGTCCTCCGAGTCGGGGAGGCTGTTAGCAATCTTTTCGAGCAACCGGCCCTGCCGTTGCACCTCAACATAAATATCCCGCATAGAAACCTTTACAGCGATTGCGTCAGTATCTTCAGCCATCAGATTATGCCTTCATTGAGTTGGCGCTGAAGCTCACTAATCGTTAGCCTGCCCCAGACACCATCTTGCTTGACACCAATTTTACCTTGAACGGCTCTCCGGGTTCCGGGGCCGAGGATCCCGTCATCTTTTACACCAGCCCACCGTTGAATCGCAGCGTAAGTCATGCGCCCAGGTTTCCCGTCAATCCGCCCAGGCTTCCACCCGCCCTGGGTGAGCGCAGTCTGCCATTGTGTCCAAGTGCCCTTATCCAACCGCCCAGACACCCTATTAGAAGCCACAGGAGCGCCACCAGCGAGATAAGGCACAGGGTCTACAGTATTCCCCCACCGCCGAGATTTACGCACCTCAAAATGCAGGTGAGCGCCCGTGCTTGCACCAGTCGAACCGGACTGATATATCAGCTCCCCAGCATCCACCCGTTGCCCCAGCTTCAAACCTGTGGCGCGTGCCCCGTGATAGTAGAAAGTCCAAACACTCCCGTGATCGACACCCACAACATGCCCGCCACCATTAGCGGAATACCCGATATGACGGACAACACCGTCACCGGCAACCGTGACAGGGAAGGAACCGGCAACATCCACGCCCTGATGAAACTTGCGCTTCCCACTTATCGGATGGATCCGCCACCCGTAAGGGCTATTCCTGTTTATGCTACGGTCTGAAGGCCAGGGGTTATGAAGTTTCATTAGTTGCTCCTCCCGTGAAAGTTGAAGACGAAAACATGCCGCCCCCAAAACACATCAAGGGTAAAGTGCCCGAACCTCTGAAGCAAGATACCCCACTGTTTCGTACCTCTCACTTGTGGCCGATAGTGGATATAGTGCACCACGGCAAAACCGAGGTTAAAGTACTTGTCTGCCCTGCCCGTCCCCAGGTTAGACAGTTTCATCAGTGACCTCTACCCAGTCACCAGCTTCTTCATCCCAAACATGCACACCCTCAGCAGGGTAGGCGATAGGTGCCACCCATTGGCAGGTGCCCTCATCAAGAACCCATGAAGCGTATGGTTGTGGAGGAATGAAAGCGTCACGATTTTCATCGTAAGTGAAACCGATACCTGCATAGTTGAAACGCAAAGCTTGGCTCTGGTCTTCGCTTGGTTCCCCATCGGTGTAGTGAATACCACCGTGAGTGTTGTAGCTTGTCTGCCTATATACGTCACCAGTACGAGCGTTCAGTTCTTCTTCCAGCCCGTCATCTTCCTGCCTGCCAACAGTCACAAAAGTAACCAGGTTGTTGTCATCAAGTTTCGCAAAGTGACTCATGAGATTGTTACCGTTTCTGAACCTGTAGAAGTAGCTGTCACTGTGTAAACCTTGTTCACCCCAACGGTTGCGCTGGTCTGTGTCACACCGTCAGAGAAGGTCACGATTGCCTGAGTTGGAAGCGAGAAGATGACTACACCGGAACCGCCAGGTTGACCGGCGGTTGCGTTAGCGTTACCACCACCGCCACCACCAGTGTTTGCGCTCCCTGCCGCATCAGCGCCACCACCACCACCAGCACCCCCAGTGCTTAGGTTATGCCCGCCACCGCCACCAGCCCGAGTTACAGCGGAACCAGTAATTGAGGAAGAAACTCCGGCACCACCATTGCCCCCGGCACTATCTGTGGCGGCTGAGCCCGCAGCTCCTGCACCACCACCACCACCACCTCGCGGGCCAATCGCCCCGCCGTTTCCAGCAAAACCCTGATTAGTTGTGCCTGCCGCGCCGAGACCGCCGATGCCTGCGCCACCACCACCAGAGCCACCCACGAAACCGTTAGCACCATTCTCTCCGATTGCCCCCCTCCCCCCACCGTCTGAAGTAACCCCCACAAATGCAGAGTTTGACCCCTGTGCGGCACGGGCACCGCCAGCGCCCACAATCAGAGCATAAGTTCCACTCGCCAGAACGAGTGCAGGTTCGGAAGAAGCGCCGCCACCAGAGGTTGCCGAGTTAGTTCGATAACCGCCAGCACCACCACCACCGCGATTGCTTCCGCCACCCCCCGCAACAACAAGATAAGAAACCGGAAAACCCAAATTAGTAAAGGCACTCATATTGTTGAACTTTTGAAAGTCCCTTATGGAACTGTTTGCCATACTCGTGACAGCCACAACAAACCTCCCTAAACTGTTACTTCAGCACCGAAAGCATTGACGCTCAAACGGTCAGCAGTACCCGCCGAAACCGTCACCACATCAGTAGCCTGCAAAGTAATCCCCAAAGTCAGCGTGGTCGAATCATTCCCAGACACCGGCACATCATAAGCAATGTAATGCTGATTCGAAATCGCATCCCCATCCACACGGATAGCCAGGCGGAAAGTTGTGGCCTCATCGTCACGGTTCGCAATAATCACCGTGCTGATAACCGTCTCAGTCGAGGCAGGGCAGGTGTACAGAGTTGTCAGCGAAGTCGTGGTCAAATCCAACTGACCAAGTGATTTATATGATGTTGCCATTATTTATGCCCCCATGAGTAGAAAGTTAGTTTCAAATCCGCCGCCACCGGCACCGCCACCTGCAACCCAGGCACTCCCAGTATAGAACTGCAACTGCGCCACATCCTTCAAGAAACAATGCTGGCCCTCCCCAGGAGAAGTGATCGCAGCGTCCCGAGCAGTCGCATTAGCAAACACAGTGATTACCTGGTCTTGAAGGAAGGTCTGCACATTAGCAGCCGTCAAAACCTCGCCCGCACCAAAGGTGCGATATCCAGCAGGTGCGCCAGCCATTGTTCTCCCTAGAAAGCCAAAGCGTTATTACTGTCAAGTTTACCAAACACAGCATCATCCAAGACTAAGAAAGTCCAGTCTAGCGAACTCACACTAATGAACATGTCATGGCGTGAAGGTTCCACAGAATGAGCGATGCGAATAATCTGCCCATACTGCTCAATGGGGTCACCAATCCCATTAGGGGTGAAGGTGATGGAAACCACATCACCAATCTCCAACCCCAAACAAGTAGCCTTATTAGCGCCACCCACAGTGTCCAGGTTCACACTGATAGTTTCAAAACGATACTCGGGGTCACCATACTTCTGCACCAGAAAATCTGCCAAGTTCTGCAACTGTGCCTCAGTAGAAACCAGAGTATCCAACTCCACAGAGGTCACACCGTAAGCAATCTGAGAACGGTCATTCCCTGCCTCGGCAGACAACTCACCCGAGGTCACAACAGCCTGGTTATACAACAACTCAGAACCATAGTTCACTGCGGTCAAAGTGAACGGGATCCCTGTCCCATCATCAGTGAAATCTGTGAGCGCAGCAGTCGTAGGGGTAGCATCCAACCTGTCACGGAAAACCAGGTCACCATTCTTAGCAATGAACAGTAGCCCCTGCTCACTATCGGAAACCTTCTGCAAATACTGGAGGGCGTTCCCATCAAACACATCAGCACCCAGAGTGCTCACACCCGCATCAAGGTCACGCCTACCCTCAGGCCACGCCACACTGAGCATGTCGAGGACAGCTGACACCCGCGCCCCAGACAGTTCAGGGGTAGCAGTCCCCGCAGTCAAAACTTGCCGGGCCAACAAAGTGAAATCATCAGTAGCAACAATCTCAGCCCGGGAACTCCCATCAGGGGAATAACCATAATTCCAGTCATCAATGGTGGTAGTGATAACGCGCACCCCATCCACTGTCACCCGCACCTCACGCCTGGGAACAATCGCACCAGCGTAAGGGGAGCTTGCATAGTTAGGGTCAAAAGCGCGATCCTCATTGCTCGCA